TTGATTCTGGATACCCCTAAGAACCGAGGGGATAGTCATCGTGTCATATAGACGTTTGCTGTCCTCGGACAACTTGGTGACAACTACGGGATAATCCTCATATCCGTTAAGTAACTCAAACTTAGCATAGCCAGGTGTGATTTCATCACCGCTAAATTCGCGATGAAACACTGTACAATAAATACCCTCTGCGCCATCCTCTCGGTCAATTAGGCGTTGGTATCCGTAGCAGATTTCAATTAACTCGTCTGCTTCGTATGTACTATCTGTTAGGCTAATGCTGCGACGGCCCTCCTGTTCGCGTTCTATACTATCTATATTTACACCACGATATTTTTCAATAACGTGCTCAACAAAGTCCTCATCCCATCCATCGGTGACGACTTTGTTTTCTAGTTCTTGTGGGGTGTAGTAAGTACGCCAGAAGCAGTAAGGTGCTCGCTGCGGATCAGTTACATAAGTTGGAAAAAAGAAATCACCATCAGGTGCTAGGGTTTTAACGTCCGGGGCATTGACTTGCCGTCGAGTAAGAGGCAATTCAGCTACTCCAAACTTTCGCAGTTCCTTGATTGCTTTCTTGGCTCTCTTGGTGGATGTTCCTTCAAAAACGTTTTGCAACAAGGATACTAACTCATCGTCCATTTCGCCGCTATTAATAGCCTCGGCTACCTCAGGGGACATTTCAGTAATTTGTTCTAAATCAAGTTTTTGTAAAAATCGACGATCTTCTTGTTGCCAGCCAACATAGGTGATAAGTAAACCACGCTCAAGAAGATAATTAGCACCTAACTCCATTTCTCGATAAAAACGTGGGATATATCCCGAACTGACCATCCACTTCAGGAAACCCGATACTAGTTTACTTCTAGCAATATCACCACTCTCAACTGGGAATGCTCGTACATTGGCTCGATTTAACGATGCCATAAATAAAGATACTAGACGAGTAATGCGCTCATCAATAACGTGGCACTCCATATCTGACGCACCCTCCCAAGGGAAAGCATCAGCCCCGTGCTTGCGATGATCTCGGCTCTTGCCAGGCCACCAGTTGCGGCGGTCATCGTAACTAGTACGGCATAGGTCAAAGTAAGCATCAAGCTCAGTTACTGTTTGCTCATAAGCAAAACGTAGGGTCTTGATATCGGGTTCATCCTGGACGTATGTCAAGGACTCAGAGATTGATTCATTCAGCATTTTCTTCTGCGAGTCGTTTTTGTATAGATTTAAGCAATCGAATAGTGTAAGTCGATGATACGCCTATTGTATCACATAGGTCACCATTTGTCATTGCTACTCCACTTTCGTGAAGGACGTGACGACGAAGTATCTCCCAGCTTGCTAATCGGTCGGACTGCTCCCTGCACCAATTACGATCAAGGGTAATGTGTTCATTTTCCAACATAGCGGTAGCTGATTCCTTTTTGATCCTCAATAGCCTCAAAGGTTATCACCTTCTTAATGAAATGACCCTGCCACTTGCGAGGCAGTAAAACATTTACCCTCTTGCCAATCTCTTTGCTAAAGACGACGTTGTACTTAGGGTTAGGGCATTCTGATAGTACAGTTCCCTTGTAGTGCTTAGGAATGATTTCCTCTATCATAAAGGACTCCTCAAGGATGGAAGCACCTTCCTCGGTTACCCAGGTGTTCTTTCCCTTACCGGTAAGTGAACCCTCTGGTAGCTTTTCGGTTGCGATTTTCATAGCTTCCTCGAACGTAACTTCTTGTTCTTCAGCTATTAGTGTTAGTTTCTTCTTCGGCATTAGTATCCTCCCTTTCGAGTATTAGTTGTTTGCATATCATTTGATGAGAAAAAGTCCGGTCCCTCTCCGCCGTTCGACATTCGCAAATATCGAATAACGTCAAAGAAATCCTTCAGTGGCTCGTCACTTTTCCCCGCTGAGTTGTAGTTAATAAGGCTGTCGATAAGGTTACCGCAGTCCTTGTGAATATAGCATAGAGGGCGATTGGCTTCGTCTACCCCTACGTTGGGGTTATAGTTAAACCAATCATCAAGGGCAGTAATCCCCTGTTCCTCCATCTTGCCGTCCGATGGTATAAAGCTTAGGCCGTAATCATAGAACGAAGTAAATAGGTCATCATTGTTCTCATTTTCCCTAGCAAAGAAACGGGAGTCCCCGATTCTCTCGATTACTTCTATCTGTAGGTCATCCTCGATCTCCTTAAATAACTCACAGTACCCCTCGACATTTAACCCGATCTTCTTGGCTGCTGGTCCGTACTTCCACTTAGGATCCCCGAACATAGCCCACTCGCCGTATGTATCCCGGTCAGGCCACTCCTTGCGAATATATACTTCACCGTGTTGGTTTACGCCAGCCCATATGCAGGTGTAGTTCCTCGCACCAGCGGGGTCAACTACCGGGTAGCAGGTGAACGCCGACTTATCCGAAATGTCGGGGAACGTCATCTCGTACTTGTTGGGTTCCTCTGATAGTACGTTTACCTCAGTATTGAAGAATGGTAATAAAGCATTAGCGGACTTAACAGGTAAGCCGTAGGCACGAACCTTGATCTCATCATCAGGGCGACCAGCTAGGTCCTTTGCAATTCGCTCATAGCCACCGAATGGGTTCTCGTCCGAGTGCAGGTAGATCACAGCCGCATCACGGCTAGGGCTGTACTGCTTGATAGGTAACTCCTTGCCATTAAGTAAAGCCGCAGGTCGAGTCTCCAGTGTCTCGGCTCCCTTTAAGTAGTCCGAGATGAATGGCGTGTACCCGTCAATCGGGGTAAAACCAATTACCATCTTGGAGTCCCGTGTAGCTAGTCGGAAACGTAGGGTATTAACCAGAGCAGCATCACCTAGGTACTCATCCAGCCAGGCTCCTATGTTGGACTCCTTCCCAGCCTTGATGTTCTCCTTGCGGAACCCGAACTCGAAACCCTCAAGGATAGTAGCATTGTTGCTGTACTGCGTATAGGTCTTGAAGTCCACACGTGTCCTTGTATCAGGGAACACAAAGGAACTACCCGTGAAACCATTCTGCATAGAATAATTGATATAACCATCAATGCTCTTGGTCTTCTTCTTGAACTCCTTGGGCATCATCTCCCAGATGGCTGGCTGCTGTACCTTAATAGAGGTATCCGCATTCTGAGAAAAACAAACGATGTGACCGTCATTATTAGAACTGACAGCCTCCATTATGCGCTTCGCACAGCCCGTTGTTTTGCCGCTGCGATTTCCGCCTAGGGCTAGTACCTCATTATAATCCTTGAAGGAGTCCGTCATACGCTCCCAGCCCGGAAGGTCGAACCCGTGGCGGATGGGATCCTCTGTAGCTGCCTGTATGCGTCCCTCGTGCGCCTTGTGGAGTTCCTCAAGTAACTTAGGGTCAGCCTCGCCAAGGAGGACTATCTCCTCGTCCGTGGGTGGCTTGAGGATAGGGTGCTCTGTAAATTCAATTGGCATTACTTTGACTTAGCTGGCTTGTCCATCTTCTGGACTGCTGGCTTCTTACTCCAATCAATATCGTCGTAGTTCTTACGCTGTTTCTCAGCATTGTGTCCCTTGCGGGGTGCGCATCCTTTACCCATTGTATTGATCCTTTGTTAGCTCTTCTCCTAAATTATAAAACGCTTCAGCTACGTTGTCACGGTCGTGGCTCGCAGCCAAGCAAAGATAGTACAGCCTTTCCACGAACTCCGATGTATCGCCGTAATTATCGAACTCAAAGGTTATTGTCTCCGAGGGCTGTTCTAGTACTAGTTTAGTTATTTCTTTCCCTATCATATCAATCCTCCTGTATTAGTTCCACCTTTTCGGCCTGCTTTAGTTTCTCGATTCTTTCTCGGGCCGCCTTGATTGTTTCGTCGTAGTCCTCCTGGGTGATGACCTGGCGGTCCTCTGTTATCTGCGTGGCCTCGCCACGGGAAGTAAATGCCTGCCTTGCTGCATTGGACACAGATATAGAAATCTCCTTGAGGTCCCTGACTGTAGGCTTTAGCTCTCCTGACTCTAGGTCCCGCCTTACAGAGTTGATGAGGTCCTCCTCTAAGCTAGATAGGTTCAGGTAATTCTTAGCGGCAATCTTGCCGCTTAACTCCTTGAACTTCCCTAGGTGATCTGTGTAGTCCGACAGGACGCTGATGACCGTCTCCCGATCTATGCCGTACTTCTTAACAATGCGGGTCTGGCTACTGCCAGTACTGTAAAGGTATAATATAGAAGCAACCTTGTCAGGGTTGTGCCTAGACAAGCTGCGGACCTTAGCTACTTCCTTCTTCTCCGCAACCTCCCAGATAGCTCCCTGGATTTCTTCCATCAGGGCTGCCTTATCTTCAGGTGAATTTTCTTCTAGCATTTTTACATTATTTGTAAGTTTAGCTTGACAGTCAAGTCAAAAGTACTGTATAATCTATTTATACTCCTTAAGGAGTCCAAGCCTTAATTAGCTTCCCGTCCCCGTAGGGGCAAGGGAATTAAAGGTAACTAAAGAAAAAACTCCTTAAAGAGTACAAGAACGTAATACAACTCCTTAAGGAGTACAGGGACTTGATAGGGGCCAGGTACCCTGGCCTATGAGTTGGGTATTTTTTTAGAGGGTGGTTTATGAATACACAGTCCAGACTCGACTGACGCAAGCTA